TAAATAAGAATGCCTGAGTTGGGTGCAATCTTCACAGGTAGGGAAGGAGCAGAAATGCTCCTTTTCTTGTATAAATATTATTGCACCCAACAAAAGAGCAGTTATGAAAAACCCTAACAGGTTTTATACTTACGCATATTTGCGTGTAGATAGAACACCTTACTATGTTGGTAAAGGTGAAGGAAGGAGATTATATCAAAAACATCAAAAAGGAATAAGTGTTCCAAAAGATAAATCAAGAATAATCCTTCTCAAACAAAATTTAATGGAAAAAGACGCATTTAAACACGAAATTTATATGATTGCTGTTTTTGGAAGAAAAGATTTAGGAACTGGTATTCTTCATAATAGAACTAATGGTGGGGAAGGTTCTTCTGGTGCTATTAGAACTGACGAATGGAAGAAAAATATAAGAAAAGCAGATGAAATTCGTAGAAAAGACCAAACTGGAATATATTCAATAACTCCAGAAAAAAGAAGGGAAATTGTGTTATACTGTTTGGAAAATAATCTTGGGATACACGGAATTAGTGACGAACAAAGAAGAGAACTTGGGAGAAAATCTGGAAGATATTGTAAAGAGAATGGGTTAGGAATATTTGCGGAAACAAAGGAAGACAGAAGTAAAAGAACAACACAAACTAATTATCAAAAATGGATGTGCCTTGAAACTGGATTTGTTACTAATGCTGGCAACCTTTCAAGGTATCAAATGAGAAGAGGCATTGACAAATCAAGAAGAGTGCGGATAGAATAACTAAACCACCTTGGAATGAACTTGGGATGAAGAAAATGACACAAGACGATAAACAATTTCTGAAAGAATTTCTGCGTGGTGCTGGAATTATTGGCGTTGTTGTAGGATTGTTCATTCTATTTGCCTCTCTAACCCTACAGTCGCAGAATCCACCAGTTGAATCACAGTCCACTAAAGTCATTGGCACCTACAAAGAATGTGATATAATTCAGTGGCACTATGGTCCACTTACTGAATACAAGTATTTTCTCCATTGCCCCAAATGAACGAGAAATCTAAAATCTTCTACAACATTTGGTGCTGTGCTTATCAAAGACGAACCATATATAAAGGAACCGATAGAGAACACAGAGAGCACGAAACTGTTCGTATGTGTCTTGATATGAAAGATGTGAAGTTCTACCAGTTTGATACAGAAAGACCGCAATACCTATAATGACCTTCTCTAAACCACTTTTAGGAACTAATACCAAGAAACCCAAAATGTCCTGGGTAAATTATATTTGGAATGGATGTTTTGTTCAGGGTTGGTATAACTGTTGGTTTGCCTTTAAGAACTGGGCCGACTTAATGGGAAATAACTATGATGGGTACGCACTTCTTCCGTCTGATGACCCACTGGAATATTGTATTCTATACTTCTGGGATAGTTTGGAAGATGAGATTTATCCGAAGCACTTCCTTGATAGTTTACTCCAAATGACTTATGATATTGAAACTGGTAAAGAAAAAGTATATCCTATTGATGATGACTTTTTTGATAGAATGAAAGACCTCGTAAAGGATGTGGAGTTGGACTGATGAAAATGGGGCGGCAAAGTCGGGTAGGGGTATTTGACTTGCGTAAGTCCCCATTTTATTCTATAATATAAATAGTAATACCCCTACTAAAAGAATAATGGAAATCTGGAAACCAGTACTAGGATACGAAGGTCTTTATGAAGTTTCTGACCAAGGAAGAGTTAGAAACAATAAAGGACTTATTCTAAAAGATAGATTTAAAACACCTATGAGATATAGGTGTGTTGTTCTATGTAAAAAAGAAAAAAGCATATCTAGCCTTGTTTTGGAAACATTCGTATCACCAAGACCACCTAAAATTGTAGTCAGACACTTAAATGGAAATGCTCAAGATGATAGATTATGTAATTTGACTTGGGGGACACAATCTGATAATATCCTTGATAAAATACATCACGGGACAAATAATTTCAATAATGTTATGGTTAAACTAACTAACTTAAAAACTGGTGAAGTATTTGTGGGAAGACAAAGACCTTTATCGAGACAACTTAATTTAAATCAAAGTGCCATATGGCAAGCTTGTAATCGTGTTAATGGAACAACTAAAGGTTATAAATGTGAATATGCTGTGACTGAGGAGGAATGACCCATCGGAATGTTCGACTATATTCGTTCTTCATATAATCTTGGAGAGCAGTTCACAAATGTAGAGTGTCAAACAAAAGATATTGAAGAGGGATATAGTGGCACGATGTCTCACTTCTGGATAGACCCTGCTGGTTACTTGTGGGTTGGTGATTATAGGGGGACTTCTACATTTGAGATTATTGAGAAAGATGATCCCCGTTATGATCCAGAACGACATTTTCTAAACTTTGAATGGATACCTACAGGACAGCATGGTAAGTATCAAGTTCATCCCATAACCAAATATATTGAGATTTATCCAGCAACTTGGAATGGACAGTATGATGACTGGCCCCGTTGTAGAATCCACTTCAAGTATGGTAAAGTGGTTGGGTACGAACACCTCACCAGAAGTGAAAGAGTTTGATTATGCCCTGGACTATAAGGTTCTGGACTTCACACTTCCAGAGAATCGCAAACTTTATCGTATTGCACGAGGGGAGCAAGGAGTATTATTGGTGCGCCCTTATACTGACGACATTTGCGCTCATTGGAGATTTGTAGATGTGGGTGCTGCTCGTAAATCTTCTGCTAAGATATACGAAATGTATCAAGATTATAAACGACAGAAGGATTTCGTTGGAATGGATATGGCACGAAAATTCCTTGAGATGGGATTCACTCGCGCCAGACGGTACGCGAATCATAGTAGTGGACGAAAATACGATTCGTCTGGCAAGGTACGGCCTCAAGAGGTAGATTGGAAGACGAACGAAAAAGCACAAGCAGCACAAGTATTCAAGGAAGTAAGAGATAAAGTTGCGTATGATCCTGTCTATCAACAAATGCGTAAAGAATGGAGGGCAGCGGAGTGATTAGTACAGAACTATTTCCTTATGATAAGTTTGGATTCCGACTGGAGTTTGGTGAGAAAAAGAATACTACAGTTTGTTGGTTTGAGTGTCAGGAACATCTTGACAAATACCTAGAAAGGTATAAACTAGACAAGAGAACTATTAAGATTGATTATCGTGATGGAGAACCCGTTGACACCAGTAAAAAACGTAAGAGAAGTGTGGAACAAAAACCTAAACCGAAAGGTAAAGGAAGTTCAGGTACAAGTAAAGGACGAACCACCCGCGTGGATTCCACTAGAAACACTTCTAGCACTACAAAGCGTAAAAAATGACATCAAAGATTAACCTTGTTCTTGCACTGCAACAGGTAGAGAATATTGGAAACCTTGTGCGAAAGAATAACTATGAAGCATTCTTTACTTCACATCTTTTGCCCATACAATATGAAATCCAAAGACAACTGACACTACAAAATGGAAAAACAACTAATTGATGATGCTTTCTATGTGGAGCAAAAGAAGTATGGATTATGGGATTCATATGACAAAGATGGTAAAGGTATCATCACAGCATTAACCGAAGACCAGTGTGTAACTGCTACTCGTTGGTATCTAAAATGTCTCCAAGAGGGATTTGAGGAAACCAAAACATATTCTTCAGAAGTTGGAGGCAAACTCTAAATATCATCAGAATAAGTTTTTTAATGGAAAACTTTAGAGCAGGAGAAACTGTAAAGTTTATCGGTTGTTCAAAGGAACAAATTGCTTGGGGAAACAATGATGACCCTAACCCACTTCTCTTTGTAGGTGATAAGTATTATGTTGAAAAAGTGGAAGTTCGCTCACAACATACAAAGTTGACATTAAGAGGAGTTTCTGGTAGATTTATTAGTGTTTGCTTTGAGAAACTATGACAGTCAGAACTTTTGTTGATAAGAACGGAAACAGTTGGGAGTGGGACGAAACTCCTGAAGTCCTTGAAGCATTAAAGAAACTCTATGAAACTCAGAATGACACCAACTCAACAACTGTGGGCTGATGTGTTCCGTTGTGCTGTAGAAAGGTCTAACATCTACTTTAAAGATAATGACCTTGACCGCCACGCAAGAGAGCATACAACAGTTTCATTAGCACTCCAAAAAGGTGAACAATTCTGGAAAGAGTTGTTATAGATAAATTGTGGGCGGCAACTTGTGTCTTGGCGGATTTAGTTGCGTAAGTCCCACTTTTTTTATAAATATCAATAGTCAACGCCAAGACACAATGAATAAAACTCCAGTAATATACTGTTTCCATTGTTTAGCGAATGGAAAAAAATATATCGGTAAAAGTATTAACTTATCACAAAGATTAAGTAGACATCGCAGAAATGTAAAAAATGGCGTCGTTACTAAATTTTATAATGCAATAAGAAAATATGGGTGGGAAAATTTTGTTCTTGGTATAATTGAAGAGTGTGATAAAAACAACATAGATGAAAAAGAAAAGTTTTATATCAAAAAATACAAAACTTTAGATGAAGGA